GTCATGAATTGAGATTTGAAGGTGGTTTGGTATTACATTCTACAACTGCTCATACAATTGCTACATGTACAAATGCAACTAGACCTGTAACTCCTCCTGTTGGTAGTATCACTTTCAATACTGATACAGGTGGTTTTCAGATTTACAGTAGTAATGGTGGTTGGGCAGATATTGGAGCGGGGACTCTAGCACTATCTTCTACGACTGGTAGTTACGATAATCCTGCCTACAGTGGCATTGACATTAGAGATGCTGGTAGACCTAGTGGAGTCTATTGGATTAGACCTAGAGGATGGGAAGATCAGAATCCTAGAGCAGTTTATGTTGATAATGATTTGTATGATGGTGGTTGGGTGCTAGTAATGGCAGTTGGATCTAGTAGCACTAATCATTGGGATACATTTGAAGCAAACAATCTGTATAATGGACAGGTTGATGGTATTACTACAGATTATGTGCCCTATTCTGGTGCTGGTTATAGCACGTCAAGTGGTAGAAGATGGGATGATACTTTCATCAGAGCAATCATGGGCAATGATAATGATGGAGAAGAAACTTTTAATCTAAGACTATCGAGAAATGGTGCTAGTCCCCCAGGTGGTGCATATGATACCTATTCTGGTGGCACTACTGCTGATTGGAGATATGCTGCATTTGTGAGATTTACTCATGGTGCAATGTACTTTAGTTCGTTAAATACTGGTGGTGATGGTCGTCAAGGCGATCGTATAGAAGGCACCTTTAGAGTTTCTCACACATATCCTTACAACTGGGAGCAACCTGGAGGTTGGGATCACATCAGACTTGCTGGTGGCGATTATAAAGTGTTTGATTTCCACTCTAATCCTTCTAGCAACCAGACCTCTCGTTATGGACCAAATAGATTCCTTTGGGGATACACTGGCGCTAATAGTGGACAGGGTATCTATGGAGGAAGTGATTCATTCACAGGCAACAACAATACTAACCCAGGGTACATGTTTGTAAGATGAGCAGGATTAGAGTCGAAAAAATTAACGGTGCCTCGGACAAAAACTTTCGTGTCGAGTTACCTTCAAGTGCCAATCTCTTGATCAATGGTGATTATGCTATTGATCCTGATACTCATTGGTTGAGAATTCCTATTGGCACAACAGCACAAAGACCTCTCCCAGCAGATTCAAATGTTGGCGACATCCGTTTCAATACAGAGACACAAACTGTAGAAGGTTGGAATGGTGGCGGTTGGTTGAATTTGATGGTGCCAGTTACAAGTGGCGGGCAAAATACAGGTGGAGCGCAACTTCCCACCAGAGGATTGATCATTCACTTGGATGCAAACGATCCCAATTCTCTGTTGGATGCAAACGCTCAAGATGCTAACTATTGGTATAACCTAAGGAGTAATAACTTCCACTTTGGTATTCCAACTGATAGGATTTCATCAACAACTATCAATGGAGTCCAACGTAAGTTTATGGACTTCAGTGCTAATGGCAACGGTTGTGCTAAACTACAGAATAACTACATGGATGTGCCATGGTTTCCTCATTGTAGTGTAGTTTTCTTCCTAAGATGGAGGACTGATAACAGTCAGTGGAGGACACCTTTGCGTTCTCGTGATAATGACCACCATATTATTGTGCAAGACGGCACTAGAAACCTAGGCATGTATGATAATAATGCCAATGGTTTCCAAGATACTGGGTATGATATTGATCAATTCCCCAACTGGGATACTAAGTTTAACATGTATACTTGGCGCTTCTCTTCTTACGAAGCAGGTGCATATCAACCAAACTATCAGTGTTTCTTCCATGCTGAAGCAACTGCTAGAGCAACAATCAATAATAGCAGTAGTAGATATAATAGAGGATTCCACCATGTAGGTGCATGGGGTGAGGGTAATAGAAATCCTCATAGTTCATCACAGAATTGTGGTGCTATTGGTGTCTTCATGTATTACGATCATCATCTCTCACAATCTGAGAGACAATCGATCTATGATTACTACAGAAGCACTTGGGATATTTGATAAATAATACGAAGGATCAGATCTAGGCATGTCACAATTAAATGTAGATAGAATTGTATCTTTGGCAGGCGGCGGTGGTACCGCTCAAATGCTGTTGGAGGCAAGTGGAAACTTTAACTTCGACAGTGGCACGCTTTATGTCGATTCGGCAAATAATAGAGTGGGTATTGGTGATGTAACACCAGAGTTTTCGCTTGACATTGAAGCAACAGATGGTATTAAAGTCCCTGTAGGTACAACAGCAGAAAGACCTGGAGCACCTGTAGAGGGTCTTTTCAGATATAACAGCACAGATCAAACATTTGAAGGTTACTCACTTAACGCAACTACAAATACTGTAGAGTGGGGTCCTATTGCTGGTGCAGGTGGTGGTACACCCGATCAATCAACAGATCGTTACAGTGATAATTACTCTGTTGGAGCAGTTTTGCGCTCCAATGGTTCAGATGCTTACTGGTCATTCGATGGTGAGAATGATACTGGATGGGCAACTGCTAGAATCTGGACTCATGGATATGTTGGTGGTGGATATAGAGGTGGATCTCCCTGGAGAAACGTAAACCGCACTGTCCACTCTACTGATACATCTACTGATCTTGGTGATCAATTGGATAGATCTGGTGCATATATGTCTGGATCTTGGAGTGACATTAAGCACTGGTTCCACTCGATGGAAAATACCTACAGAGGATCTTCTAACTATACCTCTGGTTTCAACATGGCGACAGAAAGTGGTATCGCTCACCTGTCACAATGGGATATGACAGTATCTCGTGCATCTATGGGATCATTCCAAGATCACCAGCACGCTGGTGGTGAATCTATTCTTTACGGTGGTAGTAACTCTCGCACCGATGTATTCGATTTGAATACAGAAACTATGAGAACTGCTGGTTTCCCACCTAACCATGCTGGTAGTGGAGAAGACCCCACATGGGGTGGTCATGGTAGACTGAAAGGATGGTATAAGCAAGGTGGCACAAGACGAGGATATGAGTGGAAAAATGAATCCTTTGTGACGTGGGAGCATGGTCCTGGTGGTGATGGTTGGAAGAAATGTCTACCATCTATGCTAGGTCACTTATATTGTGGCACTGGCAATAACAACCAGAATGGTAATGCTAGAATCGATGATATTACTGGTATCAATACCAGAAACATCGACTTTGGTAGAATGGGTGAAGAAAACTTTGAAATGGGTATGAGAAAAGGTTACTGCCTTGGTAACTACAATGGTAATCAGAATAATCAAACATTCAAGGTTGATTACTCCACTGATGGTGCTACATACTTAGGGGGGACAGCAGAACCTAAAGGACACTCTGGTATGTCTTCTGCTCACTGCTCATCTGCCTCTTCGGTTACATCCGCAGCAGCAAATTACGACTACGGTACAAACATTCCTAACTTCTGATGGCAAATACTAACGACGTTATTGTTTTAGATCTAGAGCGTTTCCCTAAAGTGGGGGAATGGGGTACCTATGTTGGTAGTGCATTGGGTCTGCAATTCTATGCTCTAGATGAAGCATACTGGGGTTATATTCCTAAGGAATTGCATTATGTAAGACTGAATGCAAAAGATGCTGACTTTGGATCACGTTACTGGGGTGAAATCCGTGGCGAAAGATCTGCATATGGTGAGAATGAAGAGGGCACAACTAACAAAGGCAGAGAGACGATTGATGATACTAAGTTTGACATCTCATTGAGAGTTATGAAGCAAGTAACTGCACTTGCAATTCAAGAAATTTTTGAGAAAAGAGAGACTATTCTACGCACTAAATACTCTCACCTTGAGATGGCAACTTGGGAGACACAGTTGAAAGAAGCGAGAGCATATCTTGCTGATGATACAACTGAAGTCGTCTTGATTAACCGTCTTGCTGAGGTTAGAGGGTTGACAACTGATGTCTTCGCTGCTAAGATTGTATCTAAATCTGATGCTTTTAATGCTAAATTGTATGATCTTGCTGTGAAAGAGCAGGAGTTAATCACCAAGGTTAATGCTTGTGCTAATAACCGTGATGCCAATGTATTCCTAGAAGATTACTTTGGTATTGAAATGCCCAATTATCAATGTCTAGAGTATAATCGTTGCTATGAAGAAGAAGGAACAGGACTCATCGTTAGAAAAGAACCAGTCGTCACAGGAATCAAATTCTGATATTTATGATGTCAATAATCTTCTAGCAGATCTAGAGGATATTGCTGCATGGGATACTGATGACTTTACTGCAAAGATGATGCAGTGGTCTGATAAACAGTATTTTCAACAATCTGAATTCCAAAATAGATATTATGTCGTTGGATCTCATGTGACTCCATATAGACAACTGCAACAGGCAGTTATGGAGATTCAGGCGAGATACAATGCCATGCAGAAGATCACCATTCAGTACAAACGATGCCTCAATGACATCGAGCGTGTGAAATGGGAGATGGAAGAAGAGGAGAATCAATTCTACAAGAAAGATAAGCAATACGAGTTGGAATTGCTGCTTGTAGATAAGCAACTGTGGGTCAACAAACTAAACCAATCCAAAGATGAAATCACTGGTTTCATGAAGATCATCAAGGAAAGGACTGGTGAGGATCCTCAAGCGTGCATGAATATCCTTGAAGATAAAGATCTTAAGGAAGCAGAAGAGCACAAGTATTGGATTGCTCGTATGGCAAAACAAGCATCGGTAGATCTCCTAACTACTGGTAGAATCCAAGCAGGTAACTTAGATTCAATGCTGCAAATGTCCCCTGAGGATCAAGCAGCAGTCACAGATCTTGCATTGACATACTCTACTGCTGTCAATCGTAGCGTTGGTGCTATCAAGGAAGCAGCAGAAGATAGAGTAGATAAGATGATGGAAGGTAAACCAATTCAAATGTTTGACACTTCAGGAGTGCTCTCAGATTATGCAGGAAACAACATCACAGACCGCTTGCTTCAGTCTTCCAATAAACCCGAAACTAACTCCTGAGTTTATTGATGATCACTTCATTCCCTTTTTGAATAACAACAAGGATCTGATTGTTGATCTATACTTTACTTCAAGAATGCCCCCATTCACACAAGATGCGATGGGGGATGTTTTTCGTAGTGAGAAGAATGCAAAGGGTGCAATCTCCAATGCATTGTATATCTCAGAGCAGACAGGTATCCCACTATCTGCCACATTCAATAACATGTGGGTGAGACCAGATCAAAAGAATCTGGATATGTGGATCAATAACTTCAAGTATCTGTGGGATGTTGGCATCAAAATTGTTACTCTGCCACACACATCATGGGTATCAACAGGACAGATTCAACGTCATTTTCCTGGCATTTATATCAAGAATACAATCCTTCGTGAGGTAGTTAAACCTAATGAGATTGTGTCTCTTGCTAGTGCAGGATTCAACTATATCAATCTCGATCGTGATATCATGCGCGATCAAGATGCTCTGCCAATGATTAAGAAGGCAAAGGAATACTGTGCTGAAAAAGGTAATCCCATCAAACTATCATTGCTTGCTAATGAGCATTGTTGGGGTGGTTGTCCTATCATGCCTGAGCATTATCAATACAATTGCACAAGACAGGGCACAGAACCAGAGTATTTCAATACAGAAACCAGTCGTGTCTCATGCTCACGATGGGATCAATATGATGCAGCAAGTGAATTGAAGCAGGCAAATCTCCCTCCCTGGAGAGCAGATTGGGAAGAATTGTTGGATGTCATTGATGTATTCAAGATGCATGGTAGAGAGTCTGCTGTGCGTCTGAAAGAGTCGATGGATATCATTCAGCGATGGAATGATGGTGAGGAGTTGTTGCATCCCGATTTCGATAAGTATATCGAAGATATAAACATCAAGGATGCACCAATCAATATCTGGCGTGACAAGATTAAGACTTGTAAGTTTAACTGCTGGGACTGTAATTACTGTGAGAGTGTCATCGACGCACATCTAAAGAAACAACAACGTAAAATGAATCCACTGATTGATCGTGTAATCCGTGCCATTGATGGTGCTGTAGATAATAACTCTAACTTCAATCCTGAGGGATATGATGTAGTTGGACTATCATCTAATAAGGTCAGACATCTTATCAATAACCTGTGTAGAGATCCTGATACAGTATATGCTGACGTGGGTACTTACATGGGTAGCACACTCTTTGCTGCTACAATGGGCAACCCAATTAAAGCATATGCCATCGATGATTGGTCTGGTGGTGTAGTCACACCTAGAAGAGCAGACCTTGGTAAAGAGTTTGAGGTAGAAGATCCTCAGACTATGTTGATGGCAAACACACAAAGATGGTTTAATGAAGATTCATCTATTGGCATCACAGATAGACCTGTTTGCGATGTAGATTTCAATCCAGAGTTTAGACCCAATGTTATCTTCTATGATGCAGATAATAGACCTAAGCAGATGATTGAGAATCTACAACATCTGCATAGTAATGCTGCTGACTCATACATTCTCGTGGTTGATGATGCTAACTTTGATGGAGTTGTTGATGCTACAGATGAATTTCTTAATGGCAAAACTGTAGTATATAAGAGGACTCTTCTCACCGAAGAGTTGGAAGATCATGGTGATTGGTGGAATGGAGTTTACATCGTGGTCGTGGAAAAATAGTATAAATAACTGAGAGGAATCCAGATGGTATAAATGTCACAGTTAAATGTAGGCACTTTGAATGTTTCGACTGTTACATACAGCGACTCATCAACAACAAATACTGCACCGACGGCACAATCAGTTATTGGCAGTGGAAATACTGCTGATCAAGTATTGAAGTGGGATGGAAGTCAGTGGGTATCAGGTGATTTTAGTGTTGAAGGTAGACTACTAGGCATTGACGTTTATACTAACCAGAATGGTGAGTGGGATCAAAGATCTCGCTCTGGTGGTAGTGCTACTTGGACACGTCCTGCTGATTGCAATCACGTCCTGGTATATGTTACAGGCGGTGGCGGCGGATCTCGTGTCAATGATAACAACTATCGTGGTGCAGGT